AAAATCAGTTCCTACCCAAGCAGTTTCTGACGCATGAATTCTCAGTTTCTCTAACTTGCGTTGACTCAACGCCCAAGTTGAATTGCCGTTGGCGCCAAGATTGACACTCACAGCCGAACTATACCAGGCAGGTTCGGGTCCACGCACCACACGCACCACACGCCCTCCAGTGTTTTTAATGGCTAGAATTTCGTTGGGGAATCTACAGTCTGAAATCACAACATCATCTTGGCTATGACGCAGTTTGTTTTCCAAGCTGGCAATCCAGATATCATCATGGAATCCAGCTCTGCACACTTCTGTGCCCCAGTATTGCAGTATCCAACGCGGTGTTAGTGTGGGCATGCCCAGGCGTTCTGCCCACCATGGATCCACACGCTCACGCCATTCTCTAGCTTGTTTTGTGCGTCCTTCTAGCATGGTTCTATCCCAACCAAACACTTGTGCCACAGCATCTTTTAAGGTGCTTGCAAAACTTTCTCTGCGAAAGTGGTGCAAATTTACTAGATAGTCGGCAATGGTGTCTTTGCCTGACCCAATGAATCCACAGATGCCAATAATCATTTTAACTCCCGAACGTTGAGGTATTTAAGTGTGTTTTGTAGCATGCCAATTTGTCTGCGGCAATCTTCTAATGCATGGTGTGTGGTAGGAGGCATGGGTTGTTCGGGCCATAAACTGAACACTGTGCGGCTGTCGCGTACCATGTAGTACTGCCAAGGCAAGGGTTTGTTGTAGCTCTTGTAGGCATGCTCCAGGATGTTCATGTCGTATGTTGGACCTTGTGCCCACACACGCTTGGCATGCCAAATTAGTTTTCCTAATCCATCTAGTGCTTGATCTAGTGGTATGCGATCTTCTTCTGCAAATGCTTCGTCACGCACCACAGCAGGTTGTGTGGCCCACCATTCTATGGTGCCCTGTTGTATGCTACGGGTTTCCTGGCTTTCTAGTGAGACCCTGGCATAGTATGATTGCTCGTAGTGGCCTTTGCCAAACGGATCAAATGCCTGGGCGGCGATAGTAAGAATAGTAGTGTCGGGGCCTGTTCCCAAGCCCTCAAGATCAATCATCAGGTCCATTTGATGATTATAACAGATTTATGACTGTGTGTCTATGCTGTATTAACCAATTACCCAGGTCAACGGCTGACTGCCATCTATGTACATTTTGAGTTGCTCAAGCAAACCATCCATTTGAGTTTGCGCTTCGGCTTTCATGGCAGTGCCATTTAAGGTACCGCCACCCTGTGGACCAGCTATGGTGCCAAACTTTTCACGGGCTTCACCAATGATCATTTTGCAGTTGGCTACCATGTAGTCACGAATCCATTGTGATATTTGGAAGTCACTCAAGAGATTGATTTCAGGTTTTAAATTGTATGTCCAAATAAGCACAGATTCACCGGTGCTTTTGGGATCACGGATCAACTGCAATTTCTTTGTTACAGGATTATATGTGTAATTGAAATAGGCTCCAAACATTCTACCTGCCAATTCAACATACTGACTGTAAAAGTCATAGGTAGCAAGACCACCAGCCACGTTAAAGTTCATCAGGTAAACATTCATCGATGCCTGTGCGAACGGATCAAAATTTGAAGCAAACGGTCCAGTTGAGTCACCAAACGTTCTACGGAAACACTGTCGCACACTCACAACTTCTTGCGGCAAGGTATAGATGTTTTCATCTTTGACTAGGTCGAAAAAACTGTAACTTTCCTCATAGGCATTTTGTGCTCGTTGACGATATGTGCCAAGTGTTTTTGTATATGCGGCTTCGTAGTGTGCTGGATCTAGTTCCAAATCAATGATTTGGCTGCCCAGTTGAAGTTTTACATACTCAATGAGATTTTGTTTGAGTTCGCTTAGAGTATCTTGTTGTTCGGCCATGATATAATATTTATGGAACTACCTGACTTTTTTTCTGGCCAAATAGTGCGATTTGTACTGTGTACTGGGCAGAATTCGCACTGTGGTATACCCCCATCGATGGTGCGTAAGATCTCAGACCCTTGTTGTTCAATTTGCTCTATTGTAAATGGTTGATAACTGTTCATCAATGTGCGTTGCGCATCTGTGAGTTCTAGCCCTATTTGGCGATCAAACTGCGGCAGCAGTGCCACGGGACCGCACTTGTAGATTTTGCCCTCAATGAAGTGATAACTTTTGTATTTCACAAAACCACATTGAGCATGGGCTTCTACTGCGTCTGAATTGTGTACCTGATATTGGCCATTCTCGCCCAGTTGCACCGCCGCAGTATAAAAATTGTTGTCCACATGCATGTTTATCTGCACGTCATTGACATCTTGTGCTGTGTAAAAAGCCTGGTAGTTACGATGAAACGGTGGCGCATCGCGACCAAGATAAGTGCCCCATTCTTTAATAGGGCCCTGCAAAAACTCTGCTATCTGTTGTCGGAGATGATCAAAATGATTCATATTGTGCAGGCTAACCTGTAGATGCACAAAGTTTTTAGGACGAGTGGCATAGTCCCGTACTACATCATACAGACCAGGCACTCGGTTCAACTGCAATCCGTTGGTCAGTATCTGCACATCACAGTTGAATGTGTCAGCAAGGCCAGCAATCCATTCTTTCACCGTGGGATTTAATAATGGCTCTCCGCCCATGAGCACAATGCTTTGTAGCTCAATGAAGTCAGCCCAGCGTTGGTATGTTTCGGCATAGTCCGACCAACGCTGGAAACCTTTGAAGTTGAAATTGTTAAATCTGTTACAGTTGTCGCAGGTTAGATTGCAAACATTAGTAATGTAAAATTCAACTTTGTTGCCAAATTGATATTTCATCCTATACTTACCAACTCTTGAGTATGATCAAGTTCTCTGTGCCACGGGCATTCCATGCAGTTTCTGTGGTGTTGATATCCTTGAACACTTTGCGAGCTGCCGGCTTGCCAGCACCTGTAATACCCTTCAACTGTTCTGCTGGTTTGCGCAGAGTTTTTTGCATGGTATCCACAGTTGAATACCCAATGATTGAGTTGTTTTTGATTGTGAATGCTTGTGTGTGGCTGTCTGCCACAAGGTGGATGAGCTTGCGTTTTTTGCTGTCATACAACCAGGCTTCTGTTTTGTCCACAAGACTTGCGGCTGGCAAACTCTTGAGTTTGAGTTCTGCAAACTCTGCCTGCATCTTGAACTTGGCCGCACGTTTTTCTGGCGGCACTGCCTTTACTTTGCGAGGCTTGCGTTCCACTTTCTTGATCTGCACATAGGCACCGCAGTCGTTGACCACAGCTTCGCAAAACTTGATCACATTGCGCAGTTGAATTTTGGAGAGGTGACTGTAGCCTTCCACCAACTGGGGATCTTTGCCTTCTGCCACACGCTCAAACTCTGCAAGTTTGCGCTTCCAGTTGTCTGTAATTTGGCTGATCATTTGTGGTGCAATATTTAGGCCACGCATGATTGTGACAGGCTTGAAGTCAGCGGTCATTTTGGCGCCACTCAGCAAGAACTCGTCAAACAACCCTTCCAATTCGCCATTGCACTCTGCTGTTTTTTCGCGCAGTCGGTCTTGAATGTTGGGCTTGGTCACAGTCGGTTCTTCTGTGACTTCTGCCACCTCGTCTTGCTTGCTGTGCAGTATTTCACTCAGTTGATTTTCCAACTTGAGTTGTTCTGTGTCATGCAGTTCCAATCCAACCATGCTCATGCGACACAACCAGCCTGTGGTCAGTCGAATTGCCGAGTCCGGAATGCCACGGAGCAGGCGCACATCTGCCTTGCGGTCATGTGCTTCCAAGTAGTTCACAATCATGTCTCGGGCATCTTTCTTGCCGTAGAAATAGTTGTACCAGGAGAACGCTTTGCTCAGTCGGCTGGTGCGATACTCAGTGGGCTGGACTTGCCAAGTTGGCTCCATACCAAGAATGTTGGTGTCGGAACTGCGGGGGTTTAACAGTTTAATTTTGATTGTGGTGCTCATATGTGTCCTTACTTATTTTACAGGTAAATCTCGGCAGAGTTCAAACAATTGCGTGGCACGTTTGAGTTTGAAGTTTTTGTGGTTGTACATGTACTTTCTCTTGCGCTCTGCAATGTCTAATGCCTCCATCAGCCGCCATTTGGTGTCAAAGTCTGACTGCATCAAAATACGATTCATATCCACAATGTCCAGGCTGTACTCCACCCATTTTTCTGTGGCTTTTATTAGGTCATAGGGCACCACTGCTTTGGACTTGTTGGCAGTAGAGTACTTTGCAACAAAATTTGCTGCCTTTTGCATACGGGCTCCTGTAGTGAACAAGTGTGTATTATAGCAGATCGTGATTATTTGGTCAAGCGGGCAGAAAGTAGTACTAAAGTAAGATCTGCTTCCCTACGGAACGAAATCCAAAACGGGCGAAGTCCGCGACCATTAGCCTTGCCAAAATATGCATGCCAGTCATTGTCGGGCATGTAGCCTCGGGGTCCCAGTTTGGTATCGCATATTTTTTCAAGAGGAACGCCTTCCTCAAGCCAAGATTTACATCGCACAGCAATCACATGCCCGTGTTTTTTATATTGGCGGAATCTGCGGTTGAGTTTTACTACTTTCATGCCCAAAGTATAACAGGTTGGGAATTATTGGTCAACCTGCCCATAAATATAACACTATGCCACGCCTAAGTTTATACCGCCCAAATCGCACACGAGATTACCAATTTTTTGACCGCACTATTAGTGAAATGTACACTGTGGGCGGTTTGGATATCTATGTTCACAAGTACTTGGGCCCACAAACTGGCGGCGAGGACTCTGCACTGTCGGGCAATGCTGACGCTACCCAGCCCATTTACGATACACAAAGTCCGCTAAACATCCAAGACTTGCTGTTGCTGGAAAACAGAGACAGAGTGTATGCCCCAGATT